TATTCACTACTGGATAGCGATACGATACAAAATAACCGGCAGCATCAACAATATGATCGAACCCAGCTTTTTTGTCAGGCTCTCCATTTTTGTCATAAGATTGTTTTTCTAATGACTCCACTAACATTGGGCAATACTGAGGATTAACAAAGTATTTTCGCTCTCCTTGATTGTTAATCATTTTATTAAATGACAGTACGCGATCTTTTACAAATGGGTTTCTTGAGTTGACTAATACTTGCAAGCCGTATGCTCTCATGATGCTGTGGTCACTCTCGCTTGCGTTGTTTGACTTTCTGGCATTACCACTGGCGTCAGGATAAATTAAAATTCTGTGTGACGGGTATTTTTCTTTTAATATTTTTGATAACGTTGGTGTATCAAACACACCAGTGAATTCAAAAACTGCGTGAGGAATATCGCCACGAATAACATGAATAACAGCGGACATATTAGTAACATTGTAATCAACTCCACAATGCAAAACATCGTCTGAATTAATAACTTCAATGGATGAATTAAGATTTCTGTCAAACTCATGGTAGACGCTCCCAGCGTTAAGGTTTACAAAATTGCCATCAAGATACGCGGATAATTGTGCGCTTGAATAGGTTGCTTCAAGTTGCTTGATATAGCCATCGGGCAAATAAGGATTGCTTGAGGTAGGTGCTTTGATTAGCTCGTAGCCTTTACGTTGTTCCTTGCCCCACATTTCATACATGAACCCAAAGCCTTCAGGCGTTGATACCGCTGCAAGTGTGTTAGGCATGCCATCGGGTTTCATTTGACGGCAACGACCTAACATCTTTACCCAAACAGTTCGCGCTTGCTCAAGTCTTAACGTATCAATTTCGTCTATCAATCCATCGGCAATTTCAAATCCGACTAAACGCTCAGGGTTATCAGCACTGCGAAAAATAATCTGTGAGCCGTTTTCGAGCGTGAGAACCGCATCTGATTTATTCAAGTTAAAACCAACACCCCACGATTCGAGTATTTCTTGGAAGCGTGGGAATGCAATTAAACGAATTAAATCGTAAGTTGGCTCGACAAAACCAAAAGACAATCCGTCATATTTCAACGCTAACAATGCAATGCGAATAACACCAGCTTGCGACTTTCCCGCGCCATAACCTGCCACCATAGCAGGGTGTATTGCCGTGCTAAATACAAAATCCTCTTGCGGCTCTGTTAGTTTAATCGTTGTTGTCGTCACGTTTTGCCCTTTCGATGATGAATTTACGCTCGCTGGTTTTGTCTACGACTTCAACTTCTTTTGTTTCTTTCCACCCCATTTGAGTTTTGCTCCACCAAATCATCGCGGTGGTATCACCGCCTGTAGCCTTTTGAAATAGTGTTTGACCGATTTTAGAATTTGCTTTTGCTTTGCCTTGCGCTAATTCTTTTTTGAAGTGTTTTTTTAGCGTATTCAAATCAATATCGCGCGTCAATACGGCAATCTGTTCAAAAGGCACGCCATAACCGCTCATTGATTCAACGAGTTTTCTTTCTTCGTCAGTTGGCTCAAATAAAACGCCTTGTGTCATATTCTTTTTTAGGGGTGAAAGTTAAAAATAATTAAAATAATTGTGTACACAATATAATTGTCACTTTATAATAGCCACAACTTCAAAGAAGTTACCGCCGCCTGAGGTTACAGGCTCACTATTAAAGGAAACTAAAAATGAACACATCTACTTTTGCTCCATCACTATACGTTGGTACATATTCAAAATACAACTCTGGCAGTATTGCTGGTGAATGGATGACACTCACTGATTTTATTGATAAAGACGATTTTCTTGCTGGTTGTGCTTTGCTTCATGCTGATGAGACCGACCCTGAGTTTATGTTCCAAGACTTTGAGGGCTTTCCATCTTCGCTTTATTCTGAATCTAGCTGTGGTGCAATCTTTGAATTTATCGAACAAGTACAAAGTCTTGACGTTGAATATGAAGTTATCGAAGCCGCCCTTGAGCTTGATATTCCATTTGATGAAATAGAAGATGCTTATGAAGGCGATTTTGAAAGTGAAGAAAGTTTTGCCGAAAACTGGTACGAACAAGCTGCTTGGGATGAAAAAATCCCAGATTTCATTAGAAATTGTATGGACTTCCAACGCTTGTGGGATAGTTCGCTTCGCTTCGATTACACCTTCCACAACGGTTTTGTTTTCAGAACCATTTAAATAATCACCTGCACAGGGACGTGCTAAACACTTTTCACGAGGTAATTTATGACCGAAGAAAAACAACCAAAAAATCACGGCAACACCTTTGCTAGAAAAGGTGAAACCAATCTTGATTCGCTGATTAAATTTAGAGTATCAAAAGAAGACAAGGCTGCGTTTTTTAAAGCCGCCAATGGCATGAAATTATCAGCATGGATTTTGTCTATTTTAAAAACACACATTTAATCAACCATCTTTTTATGTGATTGATTTATAATTTTAGGCACCGCCGCGTTCCAATTTACACGGTGGTGTATTCTTCTCGAATTAACCCCCATGACATTAACTTTTACGCATGATGGCGCATACATTACAGAATAAAAACTTTTGCAATATGTGCCTAAATCCAAATAGATTTCAGTTAATCCGCCGCTATTTGATTGTGTTTCAAGCTGCTGCAACCTAACCGCAGGATGTGTTATAAAAATATCGCCTTTTAATCCGTTTGCAGTGTACAAGTTCACGTCTTCATTTATTCTGCCCATGAATTTCACAGGGTTATCGGTTGCGAAAAAAAAGGAATTCATTATTTTTCGTGAAATTCTTCCTTTTTCAAAGCCGTCTAAAATTCCACGCCCACCGATAAAGTCACCACTCTGCGCGAAGGCAATGCACTTTATTTTTGACTGTTTCAAATACTGCACGAACAAATCACAAACTTTGTCGATGTTTGTGATTTGTGGCTGACCTGCATAATCGCCGTTTTTGTTAAACGTAAATCCAAAATTTGAATAATCATCGTCAAGCTGTAAAAAGTAATCAATACCCAATTCTTTAGCGACAACAAAATTATAGTTTCGCGCATATACAACTGAATTATGCTTTTTCTGATTATCGCCGCTATCAGTCATATCAATAGCTTTTTGCTTATCAAATACAATAACTTCATCGCCGTAATTCGCTTTATATTGCTCAATTTGCGAATCCATATCATCAATGAGCAAATAGATTTTGCCTGTATAACCGCATTTTCTAAGCGTTTTATATGTCATCACATTATCGGCGCGTCCATGTGTCAAAATGAAAACAGCAAAATTACTCATTATCTGCTACCAGTTGCTGTAATTCTTTTGTCAGTTGAACAAACCCGCCAGCGATTGCATCATCAAAATCAACTATCACCAATGCCGATTGTTCCATTAGATTTTGTGATTCAATTTCTGAATGCGCGTAATAATTAGCTATTTGTTCAAAATTAAAAACCGTGTGCCGATACGCGGCAACAGTTAAAAATGCTTTTTCTTTTTCGCCTAAATCACTTTTTTTAATTTCTTCGAGTAATTCTTTTGTTTTGGTATCGTCAAATAACGCGCATAATTCTGGCTTTTCGCCTGTCGGCTCATAAGTAAAAACCTCTGTTTTTGCTGTGTATTTTTCATCATCTAACGTGCCACCTGTGCCGACATCAACATCATCAAACACAAAATCATCAAAACCCGTCAACGTTAAATCAAAATCCAAATCATTTAATTCAATCATTTCCAGCTTCAACATTTCATCGTCCCAACCACTATTCAACGCGATTTTATTGTCGGCAATAATGTAAGCGCGTTTCTGCGTCTTAGTGAGGTGTTTAAGCTCAATGGTTGGTACTTCATCAAGTCCTAACTTTTTTGCCGCCAACACGCGCCCATGACCTGCAATAATGCCGTTCTCACCATCAACCAACACGGGCGAATTAAAACCAAACTCTTTTATGCTTGCCGCGATCTGCAACACCTGTTGCTCGCTGTGTGTTCGTGCGTTGTTCACATACGGTATTAAATCCGCAGTTTTACGTTGTGTGATTTGCATCAAGTAATCCTATAAGGTATTTTAGCTTTTAAGCACATTCTAACCATTGCCAATATTGTCGGTTTTAATTCAACTGGTTCATTAGAAAATTTTAAACGATTTAAAACAGCGTTTTCGCCTTTTGTTACCGCATATAAATTTTTAATATTAAAATTTTGTTTGTCGTTATCATAAAACCTGACAATC